TAAAAAGCAAGGAACTATTTTACATATTAAAAATTTAACTGGCATAAGCCGAATGACTTTAACACAAGCATTTTTAAAAGGAGTTGCCACTCAAAAAACTATTGATATTATTAACGACTATTTAAATACTGAAATAGAAAATGAACAAAAAAGACTTAGAAGAAAGAAACAATTATTTTAATGACTTAACAGAAAACGAAAAGGTAATATATACAGCGAAAATTTTAAAGTCTATTAAAATAGAAGATTTAATAAATTACAGAAACAATTTAAATGAAGTAATTAAAACCGAAGAAATTAAATACTTTAACGGAAGATTAAATAATGAATATAGAAAACCTGCCACAATAAATGAAAGTATCTGTTTATACTTAGAATTAAACTACCTAGAAAACATCATTTACTTTTATAACACGTGCAAAAATCAATTAATAGCCGAATATTTTAACAATTAAAACAAAAATAATATGGAAACTCTAGTAAAAATTCAAAACGAATTAAAAGTACCAAAAGGAAATGTAAATAAGTTCGGTAATTACAAATATAGGTCTGCCGAAGATATTTTAGAAGCCGTTAAGCCTATTTTAAAGACTTATAACGCACTTTTAGTATTAAGTGATAAAATAGTGCCAATAGGAAACAAAGTATTCTTAAAAGCTACCGCTACAATTAAAATAGGAGATAAAATAGAACAGACTTTTGGTTATGCCGAATTATCAGAACATAAAGGCATGAGTTCAGAACAAGCCACAGGAACAGCCTCAAGTTATGCTAGAAAATATGCTTTAAATGGTTTATTCCTAATAGATGAAACGGAAGCAGATGCAGATTCTCAAAAACCACAGCCGAAAATAGAACAGAAAAAAGTAAATAGAAATTTCGATGCTGAATTAAATGCTTTGAATGACTGCAAAACACTAAAAGAATTACAGATGGTTTATTTATCTTTTGACTTAGAAGGTAGAAATGACCCACAAGTTATAATACAAAAAGACCATTTAAAAACAGTATTAAAATAGAACATAAACCCTAAAAAACCAACATTATGAAAAGCGAATTACAAAAAATGCTAGAAAGAGAATCGGAAACGGTAATAAGAATATCTAATTATGTAGATGATTTTTGCACACTTCAAAAAAGAGAATATATTTTTGAATTGATTAAAAAAATAGATATTAATTTTTATAAAATTATAACCAACAAACATATGACATTTACATTTGGAGATAAATATTTTTATCCAGCGAATGAATTTTTTATATGTATTCCAAAAGGTTCTAATTTTAAAGGATTAAAAAGATTTTGTAGTAATGAAGTTTATAATTTATTAAAACAAGATTATAATAAATATAAAAAAAACTTTAATGATTATTTTGATATATCTAACTAATTTAAAAAAACCAACATTATGAAAATTCACGAAGTTACCCAAGGAACAGCCGAATGGCTTAAACTAAGATTAGGCAAGATTACTGGAACACGTTTAAAAGACTTAATGGCTAAGGATAATTTGTCCCTAGTTGATGAGATGATTGCCGAAAATATTAGTGGCTTAATAGAAAATACCTTTGTTTCTCAAGCAATGGAAATAGGCATAGCTAGAGAACCAATAGCAAGGCAATTATATTTAGATGATTTAGTAAATAAAACAGAATTTAAACAAATGGTTTATGAAGTAGGTTTTATTACCTCTGATAAATTTGATTATGTTGGTTGCTCTCCCGATGGTTTAATAAAAGAAAATGAAGTATTTATAGGAGGTTTAGAGATTAAATGTCCTCAAATTAAAGCCCATGTTAAGTATTTAAGACAGCAACAAATTCCAAACGAATATAAATACCAAGTTTACAATTATTTTCTTTGTGCTGATTCTATCCAATGGCTTGATTTTGTTTCTTACTGCCCTGAATTTAAAGCTAAACCATTATTTATTCATAGAATAACAAGACAGGAGATAGAACAGGAATTATACATTTTAGAAGTACAAATCGAAAAGTTTTGGAAAAAATACAACGAATATTTAACTGAAATACTTTTTTAACATGGAAAAGATTGATATCATTTTGGAAGTAAACACAATGGTGGCTTTATTGAAAGCGGCCACAGACCAAAGTAGAATGTTAAATGGAATATTTAAATTCAAATTAAAACATGATTTTAAAAATATGCAAAAATATTCTGAAATATGGCTTGAAACAATGGAGAAAAATAATAGCATAAGTGAAAATGATATCATGGAACAATTAACAGACCAAATACATGATAGATGCAATGGATTAAAAAAAGAAATGAGAAGATTAATCGAAGAAGGTAAACTAATAATTTAAAAAAATGATGAAACCAAATCATTACAATAATACCAATGGAAGTCTTTATAAATTCGCTGAAGATAATAACCTGAATAGTTACGAATTTGAAGTTATAAAAAGAATAGTAAGATGCAGAAAAAAAGGAGAGTGGATAACTGATATTGAAAAAACTATTGAAGTTTTAGAAATTTATAAAAAAGAACAAGGAGAAAAATATAAAAATCAAGTAGAAGTTTTAAATCAAAAAACTAGAGTAGCTAACTCTGAACATGGCTGTTAATCAATTATAAACAATTAAAAACTAAACAAAATGGAATTACAAGGTAAATTAATTAAGAAATTTTCAACACAAGTTATCAGCGAAAAGTTTTCTAAAAGAGAATTTATTATTGAGGTAGAAAACAAAAAGAATCCTCAATATAATGACAAAATTAAGCTAGAATTAACCCAAGATAATTGTGATTTGATTGAAAAATTTAATGTAGGAAGTGAGATAAAAGCTTTCATTAATATCAAAGGCAAAGAATACATTAATGCAAAACAAGAGGTTAATTATTTTAACTCTATCCAAGCATGGAAAATTGAATCAATAGGCTCAAATTATCAGATGAGCGACACAATGAGTGATTCAATAGCAAATAGCACAGATTTACCATTTTAATTAATCAGGGGGCTTAAAAACCCCCTTAAATTTAATCTTATGAAGAAAGATGCTTATTACTTTAGCCACGATGCTAATTCACAAGATGACCCAAAATGTATGTTATTAATTGACCAGTTAGGCATGGAAGGTTACGGAATATTTTGGGCATTAATTGAAAGATTAAGACAAGAAAAAGAATATAAATTGCCTTTCGCTATTGTTCCTTCGTTAGCAAGAAGATGGGCAACAAGCAAAGAAAAAGTAGAGGTAGTAATTAAGAATTTTGCTTTATTTGTTATCCTAGATGATTGTTTTTTTAGTGAAAGATTAAAAAATTCAATGGAGTTAAAATCTCTAAAAGCAAGAGAATCAGTAGATAAGAGATGGAAAAATACGAACGTATACGAACGTATTACGAACGTAATACCAACCAATACGAATGTAATACGAAATGATACTATTAAAGTAAAGGAAAGTAAAGTAAAAGAAAGTAAAGTAAATAATAAATTAATAATAGATAGTAAAGATATATTTAGGGAGTTTAAGCATTTAAGAATGAGTAATGCAGAAAATGAAAAACTACTAAATTTAGGTTATTCACAAAGCGACATCATTAGAACGCTTGAGAGCATCGAAAATTATAAAAAGAATACGAATTACGTTTCAATGTATTTAACAGCTAAGAAGTGGCTAGAAAACGAAAATAAAGGGGTTAAGGAGGGAGCTGTACTTCACAACTTAAAACGAAACAATAAAAAATATTAAAGATGATAAAGGAAATATTATCTGCACTAAAAATAATGGAAAAAGAATAATAGTTTACCTGAAAGTACCAAGATTTTTAAAGATTAAAAAAATAGGCACTGTTAATATTTCTAAAAAACTTCTAACAATAAAAAGAATTAAAGAAAAACATTTGTTTAAAAAATATAATGCTTATGGATTAAATGTTTTCCTTTTAAGAAATGCCAAAACATTTGATAAAATAAAGATTGTTGATAATTATAATACTTATTATTTTAGTTTAGCATGGGCAAATGAAAATATAAAATATCTTACTTTCAGTAAAGCAGGATATGAACTGCAAGGATTTTTAAGCTTAGAACAATTAGAACCTTTTAAAATTTAAAGTTATGTCCAATATCATAAAACATGATGGAAATACCATAGAAGGATTAACCATTAAAGAAACAAATATCATACTTGCTAAAGGAAACAATAAAATAAAAGAATTACCAAATGAAGAATTAAATAAAAGTATTATAAATTTGGTAAATACTATTTATGCCACAGCAGGGCAAAGAGCCTCCGATGATGATATTAAAGCCTTATGTATCTTATTAAAAACTGAATTAAAGACTTATTTTGCAAATGCCACTATTAATGAAGTTGAAATAGCTTGTTCTAAAGGCATTAGGAAGGAATACGGAGAGTATTTCGGTATTTCCATAGTAAGTATTAACAATTGGATTAAAAGGTATCTAACAAGCGAAGAAAGAATTAACACTATTAAAAAATATCAAAATATTATTTCTATGAATCAACAGCCAAATGAATTATCACAAGCAGAAAAAGATAAAATAATGCTTGATTCAGTAGATAGGTTAAAAGAATATTCTCAACAACCCGAATTTAATGTAGAAAACTTTGATTTTGGAAATGCTGTTTATGATTTTTTAGTATCTAATGGAACAATAAATTATACTACTGATGAGAAAAATAATTTTATGGAAGTAGCTAAAGAGCATTTAAAAAGAGATGCTATGTTACAAAAAGTAAGATTTGAAATAACTCATGGCTCATTTAATAAAATATTAACAGTAATAGAAGCACAAAAAAGCAAACCAGTAGTTATATTAGCAAAAAAATACGCACTAAAAAAATATTTCGATTCACAAATTACAAAAAAGCAAAGTAACCGAAGTGATGATTATATGAACCCTGATTATTTTAATAAATTTTAAAAAACCAACATTATGATAACAGTAAATAGTTTAAGTGGAGGAAAAACATCAAGTTATTTAGCTTATAATTATCCTGCTGATTATAATATTTTTTCATTAGTAAGAATTGATGATAAAAGATGTACTCCTAATGATAAAAAAATTGTTCAAATAATAAGTGATAAAATAGGAATGGATTTTATTGCAACTGCTGAAAGTGATATTACTTTAAAAGCAGTATTGGATTTAGAGCAATTAATACAAAAAGAAATAATATGGGTAACTGGAAAAACTTTTAATGAATTAATTAAAAAAGCATTACCTAATCAACAATGGAGATTTTGTACTACTGAAATGAAAATGAGACCTATTTTTGATTGGTGGTTTAAAAATATAGCAGAAAAAGTAAAAATGGGTATTGGATTTCGCTATGATGAACTTGAAAGAAAAGATAGATTAACAACTACATTTAAAGGTATAATTGGAAAATCAAAAAATGGAAATAGAAATAAATGGGGAGAAATAGAATGGAGAGAAGGATATTTTCCATTAATTGACAATAAAATTACACATTATCAAGTAAAACAATGGTCTGATAAATCAGGTTTAATTTTTCCAAAAGATTCTAATTGTGTTGGTTGTTTTCATAAGCCGTTACAACAACTTCGTAAAAATTGGGAAGATGAATTTAATAAAATGCAATGGTTTGCTGAACAAGAAAAAAAATATAGATGGAAAAAAGAAACAAATTATTTTAATATCAAAAAATTAGGATTACAACAAGATTTTAATTTTGGAACTGGAAGTGGATGTCAATCGGGATTTTGTACTGATTAATAAATTTTAAAAAAAAAATAATTATGAAAAAGATAGCACTTGCCTTAATAGGCTTAGCATTTATAGGATGCGAAAAAGCAGATACTGAATGTAACTGTGGAACTATAACAAATGATGAGCATTATTTAGATGATAATTTAAACTCTGTATATACTTTAGAAGTTAGAAACGATTGCAGTAGTCATTTAAAAGTTTTCTATGTATCTAAAGGAGATTGGATGAATAATCATGCAGGAGATAAAACTTGTTTTGATGTAAAAAATTGGTAATAAATTCCACAGATTGTAACTAATTTTAACCAGTTACTTTTTTAATT